TCTATCATAACGACACAAAGAAGGGCGATCCTCTCATGGTTCCCCAAGACATACTAAAACTGAATCCTAAGCCTATTTATATTCAGTACCAGTAATTACAGTATATTAACAGAAATCTATCGTACTTCACATAATATAGCTTATGGGCGATTTATAGTAGAGCCACTTTCCAAGGAGGTGGCCCTTTATGTTTCAACCTGTCCGCTCAGTATCCCCCGTAGAAAAACCCCGTTGTCCTCAGTGTCATTGTTTTGTACGTCTCGACGCTGGCACCTGTACCGCCTGTGGTCTGGTCTTTGCGTTAGTGGCCGGAACCCGAAGGGCTGAGACTCGGCCTTTTGAGGCTCAGGTCGTAGACTTCCAGAACGGCCCGAAGGGTAACGCCCAAGCATTCACGAACCTTCAACCAGATGGAAAAATCAAACGTAAAAAAATCGTAGAACAGCTTGAGCAGATGAACCTCTTCCAAGGGGGTCTTTGATGATCTCGGATTTTCTACCCCTTTTCTTTTTGGGCTATATCTCTGCCATTGTCACTTTTCTGCTTTGGAGGTCTTATTAGATGACTTCCCCAGTAAAGCCCCCGTCTAGTAACACGGGGGCACAAATTACAGCCCCCACCGAAAACCGTTGTATTATTGACTGGTTTGCTTTTACGGTTTCGCATTTAGACCCCTATAGGGTCGTTGAGATGTTAGGCTTTAAAGGAGGTCTTTTTTCCGAACTCGAACGCGGGGGCATGGGTTACAAAAAACGCCTCCAGTATGGTCATATAACCATCTTTTACGATGGCTCTGAAAACATGGGTTGTCATGTTGAAATGTCCGGTCAAGGTTGCCGTGAATACGAAACTTCAAGTCATAGCTGGCTTGACCTCATAGCCATTATAGAATTGGACAAAGGCAAGCTGACACGCCTTGATATAGCCATTGACACCGTTGACGATTCCCTCCGCCTTACCCAGATAAACTACGCTCTACGTTCTGGCAACATCAGAACCCAGTTTACCAAAACCCGAACAACAGAATCAGCCGACATCACAGCCGATGGCCTCAAAAATAAAGCCCGGACCCGCTATTTCGGCTCTGGCACCTCCCGCGTAATGTTTCGCGTTTACGATAAAGCCACACAACTCGGCCTTTCGGAAAAATGGCTGCGTTTTGAACTTCAACTCCGTGATGATCGCGCCACCGTCGCAGCTGGTGAAATCCTTCGCCGCCTTGATCTTGGCTTCGTTGCTGCCGGTATTATCAATCAATACATAGCCTTTATAAAAAAAGACGACTCCAACAAAAGCCGCTGCACCCTGCAGGATTGGTGGTTTAACTGGCTTCACCATACCGAAAAACTCAAAATAACAACCGCCAAAGCAATCAAGCTCGTTTCTCAAGTCCAGGAATATATCAAAAAGCAATACGCCCCTACCCTCGCAATGATTAAAAAAGCCGTTGGTGTAGCTGACTTCGCAGACTTCCTAAAAGATGTTGTCACAGACGGTTACAGCCGCCTTTCACAGAAACATGAAAACATCATTCAAAACAGCCGCCTTTGCTGTGACCTCCCATTCTAAAAGGATTAAACCATGTACTCACTTCAAACCCACTTCCCGTTCAACGTAGAACCGGCCAGCAATGGCAAGGTTTCCCTGACTATCGAAATAGAAGCTATTCACGTCCGCGCATTTCTTCAAATGCTGGATTCCCTTGGCGATTGGTTCCGAATCATCAACAACAAAGCCAAAGTTGCAATTGCCTACACTAGACTTCCAGCCAATCAAGCAAAAGCTGCTCAATATTATGATGAGTATTGCTCCCATGTCGTTGACACCTTCAAACAACTGCGCCACGAAAAAGACCAGCCACCACGTGAACTATTGAGCGCAACCGCCCGTATTGTAAAGGATTCTTACCCGAACTCTAGCTACAACGCTGTTAAGCAAATCCTCACAAAATCAGGTGATTTAAAAAAAAGTGGTTTCTATGGAAAAAACTTCTAGCTGCGTTTTTACGTTTTTTTTACTGTCACAAAAAACAGGGCAACAGGCCCACTAGAAAGGACCATAACCGATGAAAGTAAAAGTTAAATGTGAGGGCTTGGGAACAGTGCAAAATACCGCTAAGGGCTTCCTGCGGCAGTTCCTTACAGTCGATCATGCAGGGGAAAAATGCGTTATCAAGGTGTTCAGCAAGAACAGTAATGACCTGAATCAAGATGGCCCTCACGAACGGGTCGTTGAGACAGACAATTTCTGTTTCGCTCCGAAGGCTTGATTGTGACACCTGAACAGCTCGCACAGATTATTGACTGCATCCAAACATGCACTTGGTCAGTCGTAGGCACCCTCTGGGCTCTTATTTTTTCAACCACTTGGAAAGGTTAGAAATGTTAACTGGTGTTCAGTTTTTGGGTATTGGTGCCGCTGTTTGGGTCGTTACATATACCACAAACCGGCTTTGGCTCGGTTTTAAATCTATCACGGGCGGCTTTTAGCTCAGAAAGGAGAAAACATGACTGTTGATTATGCCGGTATCGTAACCGCCATTACCACCCAACTGACACCTGCTCTGACTGCTGCACTTGGCGTTGCCGGTATCATACTTGGTGTCAAGTATGGCTATCGCTTTTTCAAATCTTTTTCCCGCGGTTAACCAATCCGGGGGGCTACGGCCCCCCAGATTTTCGGAATCTTATGAGAAAATATAATTTAATCATATTAACGGTTTTCTTGACCATTTTCATATATTCAACCTCGGCTTTTGCGTTATCTAATGCTTTTATTCTTGATAGCGCTGAATTATCTAGTCCTGCTTTCACACGTTCTGGTTTTAGCTTTTTGCTTCCTCCTTCTGCTACTTCTCACGTTCCTAGTGCTGGTACTGGATCATCTGCCGGATTTAGTCGCAATATGATTGCCCGTGTAAGATCTGGTGCAGGCATTGCAACAGTAGGGCTCCTCGGCGTTGCTGCATACGCTGCTTGGGTCGAGTCCCATCCTACTGATTATCCTCTCAGTTATGCCCTCCTTCATCCCGGCTCTACTCCTGTCTGTACTGTCCCTGCTGTTGGATGCGTTGTCAGTTCTCCCTATGGCATGAGGAAAATTACGTCAATCAGTAAAACTAGTACACAATCGACAACTTTGCTTTACGATTCTTACTCCTCTGCTCAGTGGCTTCATTATATTGCAAAAGACCCCCCGTATGTAAATCCATATTATTATTATGAATACTGGCTTATAACTTATACTTTTTATTCTCTCCCACCCCCTGTCACTTTGGAAGATTTTGCAGAGGCACTCGCCCCTGATGGTTTTCTTTCCCCAACTACTTTGCCCGAATTAGACAGATACATTGTGTCTAATCCTGATTCTATTGTTTTGCCTTCAGATTTGTCTGATCTGATTTCATCCGCATCAACTGATTTGGATAATGATGAAGATTTGGACGGTATTCCAAATGCCGATGACCCTGACTATGAAGACCCAGAAGAACCTGAAGATCCTGATGATCCTGAAGATCCTGATATTGTCGATCCCGATGACCCCGGAGAAATTCCACCTCCTGAACCCCCAGGTTATGACAGTGTGAGTTTTCAACCGCTTTTTGATATAGGTGATAATTTATCAGCAAAGTTTCCTTTTTCACTTCTTTCTACTCTTAAGAGCTTTGCTAGTGGTCTAATTGCTACACCTCGCGCCCCACATTTCATTATAGATTTTCCTGCACCTTTGAGTGTTCATTGGGATGTTTCGCTTGATCGTTTCGATCCCATTGCACAAATGGTTCGAACACTTATAATGATGATTTTCCTTGCATACGTTACAATGGCTCTTATCAGGAGGTTCCATTAATGGGTGTTGCTATATTGCGACTTGCTGACTGGCTATGGCTTGCTTTCCGTTCTTTCACTATTTTGATCCACAATGCCGCTGTGCATTTACTCAACAAAATGATTGAGGGGATAGCCACTACTGCTCAAACTGCTATCGACGCTCTCCCTGATTATACAATACCGACTCCTTCCCAGCTGGTTGACAATATTGGTTTCGTTCAAACCTTAAATTGGCTTATTCCTGTTGGTTTTATCGTTGATTGTTTAACTATGCTTGTTTTCGGCTATATAGCTTTTCAAACCTCTGCACCTGTCCTTCGTTGGACTAAGTTAATAAGGTGATAAAATGATTACAATTCTTCAAGGTACTATGGGTTCCGGTAAGTCTGCCACCTGCACTGCAATGGCTTTCGATCATCTAAAAAAAGGCGGTGTCGTTGCAACAAACTTTAAGCTTGTTGATGGCTGGTCTTATGAACTGGCAAAGCATTCTTTTTCCGGCATGCTGTCTGATCGTTTACGGTGTTGCAATGCTCAAAGCCACTATGAACGCCATTTTTATGTTGATTCCCTTGACTCCATAAACGCGATTGATCCCAAGTCTCTTGCTGATCGATCTTTGAAAAGTGTTGATGGTAAATATCAGGAAGGCCAGGGCTTGTTGATTCTTGATGAGTGTCAACTGATTTTCAATAGTAGGAAGTGGCAAGGCAACATGCCTTGGATTGAGTTCTTTACTCAGTCTCGAAAAAAAGGATGGGACATTCTTCTCGTTGCTCACAGCATCGATATGGTTGATTCTCAGATCCGCCCTCTTATTGAATTTGAAGCACGTTTCAGAAACCTTCAGAAAGTCAGGATTCCGATCCTTGGACTTCCTCTGTCTCCCATCCCTGCTTTTGCTATCGTCTATCGATACGCCGGACTTGGTCCCGGCGCGTCTAATGTTGTCAAAAAAGATATTGCACCGCTTCCCATCTGGGCGGCTCGGCTTTATGACTCTCTGCAAGTCTTCACTGCTGAACAATGGGGGAGTTCTTCGCTCCCTTCTAAGTGTGGAAATCCCCCCCCAGCGTTCGACGCTGGGGGGGGTAGTATAACGCCAATGCCTGACAGGTTCCCCCTGTCCTGCACGTCATTGGATTGTAGGTGGTCGCGTTGGGAACACTTTCAACAAAACTGTTAATGTTTACTTTGTATCATATGCGTGATGGGTCGAAGACAGAGCGCAGCGTTGCGAAGTTGACCCTTGATTGTCTCTATGCAATAACACCCTCATGGTGCCTAAGTCTTTCAACGAAGAAATTAGCCGAACACCCCTAAGAGAGCAAAAAAACTATCTTTTGACAAACAAACGCCCTACCAGTTCCCACGGCCCAAGTGGTTTACCCTGCTCAGCAAACATGCGTTTATATTTGCAACTCGGAAACGTACTGCAAATCCAATATCTGTTCCCCTCTTTTTCTCCCGACCACCGCATTGTTAGTTTTAATTTTGCTCCGCAGTTAGGGCAACGTTCAGTACGTTTGAAGAGTCCCATTATCTTTTTTAGCAT